CTTCAAGATTACCATCATCAATGTTTTCATTTTCTTCCATTTGTAACTCCTTTAGGATAATTTATTAGTTATTTATCTTTATTAGATTTTTGAAATTTTGTTTAAAAATGATTCAAACATTCTTAATTTAGTACTTTCAGTTAATGATTTGGAAGCAACTGCGGCTTCAATATTCTTCTTGGTATCTTCAATAATCTGAACTGCTTTCCAACCTAGACGGTCATCATAAACCCAGTCGCAGTTTTCCATAATACCATTTACCCAAGCATTTGGAGCAGAAGGATCTGCCACAATATCAGCAGCAGTAGCGAGTCTGAAATCATCTTGAACCTCATTAACACCTTCTTTGTTGAGCTTCAATGAGCCCATACCACGAGAAGAAACACCTAGTCTAGCACCAGATTCCATAATACCCTTGGCAATATTACCCATTGGAGTATTAGTAATCATAGCCTTACCAACGTAATCGGTACCTTCTTTACGAAGTGATACAATACGATGTGAAACACGATCTAGATTAATCTGTGGGCCATTTGGATGCCCAAGTTCACCCATTGCAGTCTTAGCTTCAACAGATTCCTTCATGTAACGAGCAACTTCTTTGTCCATTACATGTTCTGGATACATACGGCCATTACGGTTCTTAATTGCAGACTGAAGGAAAACTCCTTCAATATAGAAGTTCTTTCCGCCATCTTCTTTTGCTTCTGTGACGTATTGAACGTCTTCGAAAATTTCTCTAATAAGCTTCATGTTACCCTCTTAGTTTTGGAAATATGCATCAGGAGCAAACGGACCGATCTTTTGAAGTTCAATCATAAGATAACCGTTTGCAGTAGAAGAATCCAATGAAACAACTAGTGTTGCATTAGGGTCTAATGTAATGGAGTTACCATTACCAGCAAAATCAACATAAGAACTTGAATCGAAGACACCTACAGTATTAGCACCACGTTTTACTGTCCATTGTGCCATACTACCATGCCACACTTGTGTGATATGTGCGCCAGTAAGAACTTCATCACCAATAGCAAGATGACTTACAGAGTTATTACCTGAGACAATAATGGTAGCATTAGCAGTAAAGTGTAGTGTCGCAGAAAGATTCTTTCTGTTTGCAATCATTCTAGCGCCAGCGGGAAGTGCAATAGCCATACTTAAGCTCCCTTATTCTGGATTGCGAAATCAAGAAGACTTAAGATACCTTCATGTGATTCGGCTGTATATAACATCTTCATTTGATTATCTTCGTTGAGACCTTCAAATATAGTTACAAGTGTATCAATATGAGCTTCGGAAAGACCATCAAGTTTTGAAAGTAGACGGTCGGTTGGAGTTGGAAGTTCTGCTTCACTAACAATATATTTTTCAATAGTACGATTAATCACATCTTCCTTGGTAAGTTTACTTACTGCGCGGATTACACCATATGAACGTTTTGCAGCCTTTGAATCTTCTTTTTCACCATTTTTATTTGGGTCTTTATCATCGTCACTACCAGCTGACGTTGAAGCATTTTTAAATCCGCCTTTTGATGCAAGATTAGAAATACTATTTTCAAGGCTTGGATGTGTGGCTTTAATCACATATGAACTTAGTGTACCCTTTGAAAGTTCATCAAGATCTTCTACACCTTCGTTAGCAGGAACACGTACTTTGTCATTCTTCATTTTAGCATGTGCTAGCACACCACCATCAATTCGATTGAAGCGCTTCTTTATAGGGTTGCCGCTTGATACATAAGATTGTGGTCTAGCTTTATCTGCATAACTTGAAAGAGTACCACTTGAAAGCTCTTCAAGCTCTTCAGTTTCTTCTTTAGCAAGTTTTCTTTCTGCCGAGCTTTGACCCTTATATCTTTTACTTATTGTCTTTGAGGCATCTTTAGGTAGTCTATTTAAAACATTCCCATCAGCATCTCTCCAAGCCGCAGCAGAAGAGTGTATTGATTTTTTCATATAAGACTTCAGAGTACCACTTGAAAGCTCATCAAGCTCTTCTACTTCTTCTTTAGCTAATGTCTTATGCGCTTTCTGTAAACCTGACAATCTCTTTTGAATTGTCTTATCATCAGCAGCCATTGCTTCCGGACTTCTCTTTGAGAACTTAGGATTACCCATAACATCCTTCATATCCTTGCCGCGGGCATCATAGAATCTATCATTAGAACGTTTTCCAGCAGCATACTGGAAACTACCTGATGCTCTATCGGCATAACGAGCAGCTAAATCCTTAGAGATCTCGGCGAGTAATGCTTCAACTAGAGTATCAAGATTCTCTTCGGTGAGATCTTCACCTTCAAGTTCTGCCATTTCAAGGATAGAGTTACGTAGCATTTCATCGGCATGTTCTTCAGCGACATAAACTGTTGTGTGACCGTGCTTCTTAGCCCAAGCTTTAGCAGTTTTAGCGGCATCGCTAAACTTACCCTTACCAATGTGTGAAACTTTATCATCATTGAGATCAATGTTACCATTCTTCTTATGAGTAAAGATCCATGCACCGGAGCCAGAAGCTTTCTTTCCATGGCTACGAAGATAACGATCGTGTGAAATACTTACAGCTTCATCGAGATCAATATCTTCTTTAACCGACTTATAATCATTGTCTAGATCAACCTTCTGACCAGGATGAATTTTTACATCTACCCAGTGATGGTTTTGAGTTCTAACTGATGCACCACCCTTAAATGGCTTATAGTCCTGAGTCCCATGATCAACTACGTCATGTTTAATTCCATAAGAATCTAGACCCTTTGATACATTTTTAGCATGACCAGCAGACGATGAACCTGATCTATAGAAGAAACCTCTATAGAATCTATGAGTTCCATCTTTATTCTTTTTTATGTCATCAGAACCAATACCATAATCGGCTAAAATTTTAGCTGATTTTGCAGGATCAATTTTGCCTTCATCAAGATCTTCTACTTCTTCTTTAGCCATTTGATTTCTGGCTAAAAGTTTACCACCAGAATATCTTTTTCTTTTAGTATTTTCATCGCCTTTATCAAAGCTAGAGCCACTCTTCTTTATATACTTGATGCGCTTTTCATAGCTATCTAGTACTTCATCAAGCTCTTCAGTCTCTTCATAAACCTTCTCATCAGCACCGGCATCATAACCGTGGCGTTCTTTCTTACGATTAACTGGTTTAGTGTTACCATTAAACACATCATCGCCGTTACCGTTACGATCTTTGTGTTTAATGACTACATGTTTGTCGACGAAATCTTGTTCGCCTTTAGCTTTAGGTCTGTAGACCTCGAAAAGTTCTTTAAGCGTCTTCATCTGCACCCTCACCTTCGTCTGAGCCTAAGTCCAAATCATCAAGATCTAGGTCATCGAGATCTAAGTCTAAATCGTCAAGATCGTCGTCATCAAAATCAACATCATCAATATCTACTGTGTCGTCGGTGTCTTCTGGATCACCATAAATGCTCTGAGCAAGTTCAATCTTCTTATTCTCTAGAGCAGTAATAGCCTTATCTCGTAGAATAGCGTCAAATGCACTAGCAAAATCTACAGGATTCTTATCAATGGCTAAACCGAGCAAATCAGTTGTATCTGGCATAACTTATTCCTTTTATCTGATATTCTATTTATTAAATTTTATTCTTGACCTTGAGCACCAATTGTTTCCTGAGAACCTACAGGTTGTTGTTCTTCAGGTTGTGTTGGAGCTTGTGGAGCTGGAGGTGTATACTGTGGATTATTAGCTTCTTCTTTGATCTGTGCATCAATCTCTTCCATTTCCTCATCGGTCTGACGAAGAACATGGCGGCGGATCCACTCATTTGAATAATACTTTCCAGCATAATCATCAATATCTCTAAGCATTACAATGCGATCTCTAAGGATTTCTGTTTCCTTAAGTTCGGCAAAGTAATTATCTTGAGAGAATTTATAACGGATCTGATTCTTAAGTTGTTCCCATTCCTCATATGTGATAATACCTTTGAGTACTAATTGCTTTTCGAGGATTTTTGTAAATAGAGCAGCAAACCGATTGCGTAGTCTATTGACAAATTTAGCAAACTTAACTTCGTCTCTAGTAATTTCGTTTGATCTACCGAAGCCAAATTGTGTTTCAGTGTCAAGTCTTGAAACAGGAACATTTAATGCTTGATATAGTTTCTTCTGGAAGTATACAATGTCATCAATCTGACCTAGATTCTGACCGCCTGGTAGAGTAGTGATTTCTGTTCCTCTACCTTCACGGCGTGGAAGCCAGAAGTCCTCAAGCATAGTCATAAACTTGCGGTCATCTCGAACTTCACCAGTTGCGGAATCATAAACAAGCTTGTTTTTAAAGCGAGTCATCTGATCACGGAGGTATTGTTCCGCTTTCATCTTTGGTAGATTACCAACGTCGATGTAGAAAATACGGCGTTCTGGTGCACGACTGATACGATAAATGACCAGCGAATCTTCCATAGAACGAAGCTGGTTGAGAGGTTTAATAGCTTTGTGAAGGTACGATTGTACTAGGTCACCATTGATTGATGTAAGTCCCGACGTATTATGAATGATCGAGTCTTTAGCAATCTTGACACCACCAATACTATTATTGGGGATCGACGATACGTTACCAGAAGTTTTAGCAAAGCCTTTATCATTAAAGATATAATATTCTTTACTAGTCTGATTAGTAGGAATATTGTCTACTAGCTTTTTACGCTTTACTTCTCTGACCTTACGAATCTTTCGTGGGTCAATATAACGAAGTTCAATAATACCAGCTCTAGGTTGTTTTTCATCTAGAATAGCATGGTAATATAATCTACCATCTACAT